ATGTAAATAGCCCGCTAAAGACAGTAGTGATACAAAACATATTATCAAGATCAAAGGCAAGTTACTTTCTTTTCTTACCAGTGTAGGTCTCTCTAACCCTTCTGTTGATAAACGCAAAACTAAAACTCCTTAAATTATTCATTTATTCTTAGTTGATAATTACGGTTTATCAATATTCAGGTGGCTCGCCGTAACGATTAGATTTTTTATTTCCCTTTCTAAAGACAGGCATAAAACACACTAAACTTAAACATACAATATAAACACCAATTGATATTGTATATAATCCTTCACAAAAACCACTGAGAATAAATAGCGAGAGAGATAATATTATAACTGCTAGTAGCAAGAAATTATAAAAACCAAAACTCCAATTAAAATCGTGTACTCTTCTTGCTGTTACTGATAAAAAAGGTAATACAGTAATACACTCAAAAATAATTGTACTTGGCTTAATAATTGATTGGTAATTCACTTCAACATTTAGTAAAAATAAAACTATATCTATTAAACAAGATACGAAAAAACAAAATAACCAAAAGCTATTATATTCTGTTCTAGTGGCTCTTCCTTTAAATTGAAAATATTTTTTAGTAAAACAATTAATTATTAAATTATAAATTTTTAAATACATAAAAATATTTTACAGTTTATCTAATTTTTTTAATGCCTGTTCTTTAGCATTGATAGCTTTTTGATTTTTAGGATCTAATTCAAGTATTTTATCTGCTGTTTCTATAATTTCTTGATATTTTTCTAGTTTGAATAAAGGACATAATTTATTTGCATTAACTTCAATATGATCAGGTTTAAATTCTATGGCTTTATTATAATTATCTATGGCTTCTTGATATCGGCCTAAAGTAAACAAGGCAACGCCTTTATTATTATATAATTCAAATAAACCTTCTCCTTTATTTTTGTATAATAAGGGTTCTTCTTTAGATAAACTTAATCCCTTATCACAACATTCTATAACTTCTTCATATTGCTGTAACAACAACAAGATAGTTGATTTATTTATTAAAGAATCAAATATAATATAATTTTTTCTTTTATTATTGGAATCTTTAGCAGCAATTTGTAATGTTTTATTGAATTCAGCAAGCGATTCTTCGTATCTTTTTAAGTTACCTAATGCTGTAGCTTTTCCCATATAAAGCTTAGCATAATATGGATCAAGCTTAATAGCTTTATTATAATTGTCTAAAGCTTCAGCATATCTTTCAAGATTTAATAAACCTTCTCCTTTATTTTTGTATAATAAAGGTTCTTCTTTAGATAAACTTAATCCCTTATCACAACATTCTATAACTTCTTCATATCGCTGCAAATTCAATAAAGCACTAGATTTATTGGTTAAATTATATACGTTCTGCTCCTTTATTTTGACACTAGGATCGCTATTATAATTGGCATTAATTTCTAAAGCTTTATCATACTCATTTATGGCTTCTTCATATCTTTTTAGGTGTAATAAAACACTACCTTTTCTAAAATGCAGCGAACTCTTTTGAGGAGTAAGTTTTATGGCTTTATTAAAACATTCTAAAGCATCCTCGTATTGTTTTGTCTTTACAAGATTAATGCCTTTTTGTGTATATTCCTTACTAAATTTAATGTCTTCAAAAGAAGAATTTGCCTCACTTAATGTTGTATAAAACATCAATATTAATAATATAATTTTATATATTATTATCATTTGAAGTTTTATTGGTTTATTATTCATTACTCTCATATGCATTATCCCCACTTACTTTCATATCGTAATCGTCATTTTCATCAGAGTGATTGACAATACCAAAACCAATTTTTTTATTAAACCAAGCCATACAATAAGCAAAATCTTCACTTAAAAAAGCACCTTTCATATCGTTAAGTGCAGAGCCTACTAGAGCTCCCCCAACAATTAATTTAACATATGGATGTCCTTTTTCCATTGCTTTTTTTACTATTGGTGGCGCTGCTATCGCTTTTTGTGCCATAGCACTAGCAAAATCTATACTAGCTGTCCTTACAACCTGTACACAATGACCAAAACCATCTTTTCCATTTACGGCTATATCTGCTTCCTTACTACTCTGTTGTGCTTTATGAAATTCATTAACATAATATTTTGAGCCTTTGCCAAAAAATTCCATAATTTTATCTATTGTACTTTTTGGAGCTGTAAAACTAGTTGCTGTACCTTTTATTTGATCTGATTTGAGACCATCAAGAAAATAACTAATCCCCTCATCAGTAATTTTATTACCGTGGAGGTGCAAGACTTTTAACTTAGGCATTTGACCTTTTGCGAGGGAGTTAGCTAGTACCTTAGCTCCATTATCGTCTATTTGATTATTGCTTACATCAATGGTTGATACTTGGTGAAGATAAGGTAGTTTTAAAAAATAATCAAAATTGTTCATCTGATAAGATGATTTAACTCGAAAAGTATTATCGCTATATTCTATAGCTTTTTCAAAATCTGTTTTTTCTTTTAATATAAACTTTTTAAAATTAGATGCTTCAAGGTCTTTTGGGTTAATTTTAATGGCTATATCACAGCTTTTCAAAGCACTTTCATAATCTCCCAACTTTTTTGAGGCTATAGCTTTAATGTTATAAATATCAATTATCTGACTTAATTTTTCTTTTGAAGCCACCATATCTTTATAATATTTATTATATTCAACTAAAAAATAATTAGATTTTTTTACTTCCTCAAGGTATGGAGGTAAATTTGTATATAACCTCCCCTTAATTAGTTTTACATTCTCAGGCGATTTATCTGAAACTTTTAAAGTATCCCTAAAAAACGAGTAAAAATCACGTGTCGGGTTAGCCTTATACCAATCAAACCCATTAACCCCATTTATTACACCTTGACTATAAAAATAATCTCTTTTTACTGCCGCTTCTATATGTTGCTTTTTTCTTTCAAGGTATAATTTGTTTAATTCTTCTACTTTTTCAATCCCGTAATTGTTAATATTTCCCATATATAAAATACTTTTATCACAGTTCTTTAATGCGTTTTCATAATCCTCCAGCATTCTTAAAGCCATAACTTTGTTATGATAAGCATTAAGGTTTTTAGCATCACTTTTAATAATGATATCACAAGCTTTTATTGCTTGTTCGTATTCTTTTTGAATTATTAATGCTGAAACTTTTAAATAAAACCCCTGTAATATATTATTTTTTTCATTTTGAGCATCAGAGTATCCTGGATTGATTTTAAGAGCTTCATCACAGCTTTTTAATGCTTTTTCATAATCTTCTAACTTTCTTAAAGCTATAGCTTTATTATTATAGGCATAAAAGTATTTTGAATCGATTATAATAGCTATATCACAGTACTCTATAGCTGTCTTATACTCTGCTTTATCTATAAATATCGCTGCTTTTTCATTCCATCCATCGAGATATTTAGGATCGGCTTTAAGAGCTTCATTGCAACTTTTTAATGCGTTCTCATAATCCTTTGATTTTCTAAAAGCTACAGATTTATCAATGTTTTTTTTGTTTACAATTACAGGATCGGTCTTTTTCGTTACTTCAGACTGATTAGGTACAACATAAGTAGTATCAGGTTGTATAAAAGATTGCGATGGTGGGGTATAAAATACAAAATCTGGTCTAACGTAAGGGGTAGATTCTGGAATTGTTGTAAATGATTTATCTAAATTTGTTATCGCAGGGCCATACCTAGAACTATTAGCAGTCCAAGTTGTATAATTAACGCTAGATGCTGTATTTCCTATTGAATTACAAGGAGGATTCATAAACATATCGTTTTTACCACAACTTATTGTTATGGTTGGTATCTCACGTTTCATAAATAATTACCTTATTAAAAAAATATTCTAAATATAAATTATTAAATTTTTATTAACTTTTTGTATTGCTCTTCCGATATTATAAAAACAGTATTGTTTTTATATTGAATAGCTTGGATTTGAAGTAGAGCCTTGTTTATGATGATATCTAGGAATAATCTTGCGTCATTACTTGGCAATTGTTGAAGAGTGTGTAAGTCAAAATCGTATCTGTAATTAGTCATAATCAACCTCTTAGCTTATTAAAATAGGTGCTAGGGGCTACAAACAGTCATTTTAAAAAACAACTACTTACTGCCTTCATGCCAGAGACACTTATAACAGTAAACCCCCAGCATAAAGCAAAAGGCTAATAGATTGATTTTGTAATGATGGTTTGTAGTCATCACTAACAGCCTTCAAGTTAGTAGAAACTACGATTATTATCAAGAGCTATTTATTTTCATAATTTATACCTTCCTCATAATCTTCTACTCTTAGTGGCAGACCTAAATTCTTCCCAAGCTTGCGAATAGGCACGACTAACGCCATCGCTTCAAAATGTTTTACCCACGGCGAGTCGGACTTATAAGACCCCGAGGAACATTCCATACTTTCGTTAATCTCATCCCTAAAACACACCTTGATTTGAGCCTCGCCCGATTTAAGCTTTACCACTCCGTAAGTAGCTATAAGATTATCCTTATGCTGCTTCTCTTTTGACGGCACATGCTTAATGTTAGGATTCATTCCCAGTTCGTACTCAAAGAAATCATCCTTATATACCCCGTAAGAGTAAACGTTAGACACGAGCGGATTATTGAAGAGCAGTTTAAGCCATCCTCTATAGCCTATTTGCAAGTCAATTGTTGACTTATAAGGAATAAGCCACGCTTGCCCAAGTGAAGAGGCAGGGTCTAGTCCGTACTCACAGCATTTGTAAAAAGCATTTACTATCGATAACTGACTACACGCTCTTAACTTATCATTGGTATTGATTTCCCACGCAAATGACCTAGCTAACTTCTCAAATAATAAGCCGTTGTTATTTAGAAACGGCAGTAGCTTGTCTTTCCTTGCACTACATAACTCATATATTCCGTCTTTTGGTTTGGGTACTATTGCTGCGACCTTATCCCGCTCTATAACCTCCATAGACGCTTCTTGAGCATTTAAATCGGTGTTTAAGCTACGATTATCTATGTTTGTATTATTTAGCTCCCTGTGGGCTTTATTTTCGTTTTGCGAGTTTTCTACTTCATAAACCGACATCGCCGTTTGATATAATTCTTCGTTGTGTTGATTTCTTGCATGTATTGCTCCGTTCATTTCATCCTCCTATAATTTGCAGAATTCTATATGTATTATCGTTTGAGTATTCCCTGTAAAGCTGTGGCATTTCTTGCTTTAATGCACTAGTATCAAGTCTGGTAGCAGTTCTTTCCTTTAAAGCTACTTTGCAAAAACCCGCATCAAGAATACCTGCATCACCCATAAAATTTTGGATTTCAATTTTTAGCTTTTCTTCCTGCTTCTCAAGCTCTCTTCGTTTGATTGCCGCCTCTTGCCATATACAAATCTTTTCCCTAATATCGCTATCGGCTTTGATTGTTTTGGCAGTTTCTAACTTAGGATAAACTTCTTGCAATTCCGCAGGATTAGAAGGAGCAGGCGGAATACCCGCTAAAATGTGATTGTTCCAGAAATCTATAACCGCTTGCCGAATCCGAGCCTCATATTCTAAGTCTCGCCAGTAAGTAAAACAGGCATATTGCCAATTACTGAACAACACGGGAACGTCTACCCTTTCGGCATTTGTAAGCATGGCGTAATATGCTACCTGTGTTCTGTAATATTCTGGTATTCCCTCTTCCCACTTAGCAATCGGACATTTTGTGGACTTAGCCTCAACGATTACATTCTCACCTAATACCTTTGCGTCAACATTACCCCGCATAAACGGATATTCTGGATGGATAAAAGGCGGTAGGTTAGTTTCAAGAGAGCAATTATTAACCTCGCTGTATTCCTGCAATATATACTTCTCAACTCTAACACCTCGTTTTAAATCTTCGCTTTCCTCCTCATAAATAACGGCAGGGTTCATCTTGTCTCTGTAGACGTCTAAAGGCGTGGCAAATGGTGATATTTTCATGATAGGGGCAATTTCAGACCCACCCAAATAAACTTTACGCTCTAAAAGCCATTGTTCTCTATTCTTGTTCATTGTAAAACTCCTTTGTTCCCGTATTCCTTGATGGAATATTGTGTATTTTAAAAAAATTACTAATAGAAGTGCTGGCAACATTAAATATCTTTGCAATAGACTTTTGGTTCATACCTTTTAAATATAAACGCTTCACTTCTTCTGGATTAATCGTGTGTAAAATCTTGTTTGATGGAGCTTTATATATTGTTTGAATATTATATTTCTTTAAAATACGTGAAATTGATGTCGGACCGAGGTTATATTTTTGTCCAATTTGTTTTTTCGTGTACCCAGATTTATATAAACTTATTACCTGTTCAGGATTTATTTTAGTTGATTTAAATTCTCCTGCACACTTACAAGAACAACAAACTTGGTTCTCTAGACTTTTCCTAATAAGCCATTCTTTTTGACAAACAGGGCATTTTTTTGTTACTAACTGTCCTCTTAAAAATAAGTCATGATTTCTATGACACGGCACACACATTGCTTGATAATCATTTGGATCATGGTACTGCTTACTTATACTAGCCCACTCTAATTTTCCTTCTGTAGTATTACATTTTATACATTTTGTAGGATTGCCCCTGACACTTCTTACTCTGTCATGAGCTCCTTTATAAGAGACACTGTCCCCTTTCCAAGCAGAATTTTTTTCTCCTCTTTGATCTCTCTTAGCAGCTATACGGGCTTTAATACCATGTTGTTTCATAAATTTTGAAACTGTATTTTGAGCGACGCCAAAATGTTGACCAATCTCTGCTTGTGTCATAAAAGAATCATAATATAAAGTTTCTATCTCTAGCTTGCGTTCAAGCAAAAAAGTTTCTCTATTACTCATTTGCAGGCCTCCATTCTACGTTCTTCAATATCACGCCATCTTTGCACGTTTCTTGAATTTCGGCGGTAAGATTTACCCTATCATAACCATTTAATTCCCCGATCATGTCGGGGTAATCGTTACATTTAACTAAAAGTGCTTTCTCGGTAGTAAAAACATAATAAGGCTTGTATTTAATCGCCACGTAATGACTAAATATTGCCTTAAAGTGCTGTTTTCCCTGTGTTTCTTTATTGGAGGTAGTCATACCGCTACCCTCCGAGAAGAATAGTAATCGCTACGCAATTTGCTAGTTTCTCCCCAGTATCTACATCTTGCTTCCTCTAGTTCTTGTTCTAACGCCGCAGGATCGTAAATCTTAATGTCCCAAGAAATGTCCCATCTTTTTGCTTCATCAAGTAAAAACTCGTACTGGTCAATCTTTCTGCTTAACTCGTGGTAATCCACGCTGCTTGCATCAAACGGAATGTTATATTTTCTTGCTCTTTTTGTTTGTTGTTTGGTAAATGTTTGTTTGAAATGGGCTCTTGCCTCTTCTATCTGCTCGTTTAGTGATTGATTTCTTGCCCTCTCGCTGATCCTAGCAAAAGTTTCTTTAGCAGAATCAGATAACTCTAAGCTTTCAGCTTTAGCTTCATAAAAACTAGGCGTTTCCGTGATATTATTAGGTAGTGCTGTGTTAATTGGTTTATTTGATAGTTGGATTGCTTCCTTTAAAGCTACCAGCTTCTTCGATAAAGCTTCTTTAGCCTTAGCGACGCTGATGTCTTCTAGGATTGACGAATTGTTAAATACGGAATTGATATTGGTGTGATTTGATGCCCCAAAGATTGTATCTTTACTTAAGGCGGAATTGTTGCTATTATGCATATAATTCTCCTGTTAAAGGTTGAGTTGAATAGTGAAAATATGAAACCCGTCAAAGTTGTAATATTTTCATTTTAATAAGTAAGAATAATAAAACGTTTTAAGCCACAAACTTAAGGCGTTTTTTTTTATGTCTTATGAGATGAGTATATAAGGAAAAAATAATAATATCAACTCTTTTTATAATAAAAAGATAATTATTTTTATAATAATTTGGATTTATTATTATAATGTTGCACTATTTCATCTATTTTTATCTGGTTAATAACACAACTACTAAATCTAATACCAGTAGTATCAGGAATAGTAATAATATTTTTTTTACTAAATAATTCTAGTGCTGCAGTGACAGTTGCTCTAGTGATTTTATTAATTTTAGATAATTCTTCAATAGTAATAATAACTTCGTTATTTACTGATAACTGAACCAAAGATTTTAATATTTTTTTTTGGGATTTTGTTAGAAGGTTATATTCATCTATAGCTTGATTAATAATGTTTAAGTTTCCCATGGTATTACAATTTAACAAAAATCATTTATATAAAAAGAATTGACTTTCTTTTATTCACAATTATCATCAGTAACACACATTAACAAAAAAACATAAGGAAAACAGCATATGTAGAACACACATACCGATTACTAAGAAAGCTTATTATTTAAAATCCCCCGATCGCAAATAAAAACTTTCGCACATTAACCCGATGTATCGAGTGATACGTCAACCGTCTATTTTTATTTAACTAACAAAAACAAACGTAGTTGTTAGAATAGTAGAGTATTTCTTACTAGTCAACCCCTTTTGTTTATTTTTGTTAAGTGAATAGTTTAAAATGAATTTAACAAAACAAACATAAATGTCTAATTTAGCATTACGAACAGAGCAAGAAGTTCAAACCTTACAAAATCAAGAACTATCATTAGAAGCACAAGTATTTTTAGATTTCAAACGTAGAAGTAAAAATAGGCATGAGTTATTAGATCAATTAACTAGAGCTAATGTCATTCTAGAAAAACAACTTACTAATAAGACAAGGCTATTACATCCAAAAGCCCGTACTATTGCCGAGAAAATTCTCAACAAGTTAGCACGTACAGGAGTTGAAGAAGCTATACTTACACATAAACAATTACATGTAATAACTAGATGTTTAGCTGATCAGAATAGAATTCTCATACACCAATTAAGCAGATTGTTTATTTTTGAATATAAAAGGAAATATTTAAAATATAAGCGGTGTTATGTTTTTCAAATACACTCAATAATAAAAGAAACAGTAGGAATCTCCAATAAGAGAAAGGAGGTGTATAATGATTAACACCGCTCTTCATATAAGGAAGCAGGAAGCTCCGAATAATCAAGACCAACTAGGTAAACTCTACTCTTTCAAGAAAGAGAAAGCCCGATATCGTAAGAGTTATATTGATTGGGATAAGATAAAGAGAGCGAATAAAAAAGCTATTCGTGAAAAAGCTAAGCACTTAAGTAAAGACGCAAAAGATATTTTAGCACCTGTAATACAGAAACTAGAAAAAGGTGAGCGTGTATTCTTTAATCACAAGTATATTTCTACAATTACCTTGTGTAAAAGAAGGCAAAATCAGAATATCATAAAGCAATTAGAAACTGTCCTAGATATTACTTACCATAATTCTATTACTCATAATGGCAAAAAATATAGGTTTAGTTACGAATTTGCTTATTACAAACAAGAAAAAATAGCTCAAGAAGATAATTTTATCGGGCATTTTATTGCTCTAGACGAATCTTTGAACACTAGTAAACAAGCCAGTTCTCATCCATCTATAGAAAATAATAATACTGAAAGTATTAGATCTAACGTGCATGCGCACGAATCTAATTTTTTGCAAAATTCTCAAGAAGTTAAAATAGAGAAAAATATCTCTCCAGAAATAGTCCCATTTTCAGAAGAGCCCGTTAAACCTACTAAGCTTAAAAGGCGATTACCGAACGAGAGAAAAAAGCCTACTAATACCGAGCGTAAGGCTAGAATCTACCAGTTTAACCAGTACAAAGAGCCACAGAACTTAGGCTACCACTACCCGTTAACTAAGGAGGACGGCGATAAGTTGCAAAGCCTGTCAGGGCGAGAGTTTAGCCTAAATGCTATGAATGAGATACTCCTAGACATGTCAAAGCGAAGAGACAACAAGTTCTGCTCAAAAGCTCAATTTATGGTGTATTTCGGTAAATGTCTGCGATTTGAGATGCGCGATAGCGTAAAAACCGGTAACGATAACTTCTACATTAAAAGAAACGTCACCCCGATAAATCAAAGGGAAATAGACAAGCAAAAGCAGATAGAGCAATACATAGCCGAGGTAGAGCAAAAAGCGATTACCTATGTTTGCCCAGAGAACCAGCTAAAGGCAAGGATAGCCAACGTTCTTGAGCCGCTAAGAGCTTATGCACTACTGTCAAACATTAAGGATTTAGCCGTTATTGGCGGTGTCGTAAAAATTTACTTAAGAACCGATTGCCAACTAAGTCGGTATGAAACTGGTTTAGTTTTAAGTCAGGTTAAGTCTATCTATTCTAGCGGAGAGGTAAACATAGAAAGCGTGGAGTTTTTAGTAGAAAACGCTTGTCGGCAAGTACAGGGCTATGATGAGGTGCGGACAAAAGGAACTCCTATCATGCCGACATTGCAACAAGGCGTCTGGGGAGATATTTGCCAAAAGTTAATAGAAACATGCGGTATTCACGTTTATAATAACTGGTTTAGTAGGCTAACCCCTATTATTGATGAGCAGAATAGAACTATTGAGTTAAAAGCTCCAAATTTGTTTGTTAAGCAATGGGTAGAGACTAATTACTGGGATACAATTCAGGAAACATCAAAAAAGCTAGGATTTGACTTAAAGGTGGTTTAGTTAAAAATAAGGCAACTATAGAATAATTGCCTTACCTTAAAAGATGTCTAACCGTTATGGAATTGATAATTTAACATAATTTTTTTAGGTTCTAATAATAAAAATTGAAAATATCAGAAAAATAAGTACCTTTTATTGCAAACAGATCAAGTTTCATATTTTTAGTTCAGGCAGATACTAAAGCAATATTATAAGCTTGTCTCAATTGGTCTTTAATCTCTTCTTTTTTATCAATTTTAATAAATGTATTCTAATTATTTAATAGATAAACTCCTTCAGCATATATTTTGGCAAATAATATTCCTTCTCTATAAATACCTGTGAATTGATCGTGCATACGATACTCCACTTGACCTATAGAAGTCATAATTACAATTATTGTCCTAATTAAATATTTATCCATTTTCTAGGAAGCAAAAAAATGTTTAATCTATTTAGTGTGTGGAAATATACAGAAAAAAGGTTAATAAATATATAATCAATTTTTTAGCTGTACAAATACTTCTAGGTGAAATAATCTTAATATTTCTTAATAAAACTAGAATAATTGATTTATGATACAAGAATTTGTTGCTAAAATACTTGAAGTATTGTCCCCGATGCCTGATGTTACTGCGATAAAAAGTAAAGGCCATATAGTTTTGTATAAGGATGGAGTTATGTTTGGCAAGATAATTGAGCAAAGAGTTTTATTGTTAAGTAACGATAATAAATTTATTGAAGTGGACACTGAGTTAATAAACAGATTACTTATACCTAAAAACAAAATCGATCAATCTGACTGTGATGCATTCTTGTTTAAAGCTACTAAGTCTTGGTGGTTGGCTAAAAGTAAGATATGGACTATTTCAGCTACAAAAGGATTTTTAGAAAATATTTAGCATATTCAGCCTATTTATTCATACATATCATATAAAAAATCAAAACTCATTTTTTATTTACAGTTGATATATTTACTTATATACTCAAGTAAGTAATAAAAACCAAGAGAATCAAAAATGACTAGACTAAGTATAGATATACCAAATGAATTACACCATTATCTCAAAATACATACGGCACGAAAAAAAGTAACTGTAGTAGATTTTGTAAGAGATGCCATATACAAAAAAATTGATCAGGAAAAAGTACCTAACAGAGAAACCATAAAAGCGATTGAAGAGTCAAGAAAAGGGGTCGGTATAACAAAAAATTCTTCAGTCGAAGAAATGTTTAATGAAATATACAAAGAGCTTGAAGAAGAAGGTTTTAAGGTAAAAAGAAATGCTTGAGCTTACAAAAACTAATCTTTACAAAAAAGAATTAAAATTAATGCTCAAGAGAGGTCGGGATGGAAAAAAAATGTTCGATATAATAACAATGATATTGGATAATGCCAATCAAGGGGTGGAACATCATTTGTTACTACCGGAAAAGTATTGCCTTCATAAATTAATAGGTAAATATAAAGGCTACTGGGAATGTCATATAGAGCCTGATTGGTTACTAGTTTATTATTTAGATGACGAAGTGTTGCGACTAGAGCGTACTGGTACACATAACGATATTTTTAAGTGATAAGAGATGAAAACCAACCTGCCAGAGCGATCACTTGTAATAAAACCGCTACTTGATCGGATTACCTCTGAAATCCTAATAGCCGGCAAGAATACGATAGCAATGATTATCCTTTTTGGTTCATATGCAAGAGGGGACTGGGTGAGTGATGAATATACCGAGGGTCATATAACTTATAGTTACCAAAGCGACCTTGATATTATGGTGGTTTTAAAAAAGGGGAAGCATATAGGTTATGCCGAGCCGAGAATAGAGAAAAGATTGGAAAGAGAGCTAGTACATGACCTGCTTTCTAAAAAGCCATGGATAACGTTAATATTTGAATCAATTGATTACGTTAACAGGCAATTGGAAAAGGGACGTTATTTTTACTCTGATATAAAGAAGGAAGGTGTCCTACTTTATGATTGTGGGGAGTATCCTTTAAGTGAAGGCAAAGAATTATCCTTTAAGCAGAGAAGAGCAATAGCCAAAGAGGACTTTGAGCAGTGGTTTGAGAGCGGTAGTGAATTTTTAATCGATACGCTTAATGCTATGCAAAGGGATAGCCTTAATAGAGGAGCATTTTATCTACATCAGGCAACTGAGAGCTTTTACAGTGCCATTATGCTTGTTTTTTCGGGTTATAAGATAAAATTGCACGACATAAGAAAGCTCGGCAGTCTAGCAGGGAATTATAATACTGAGTTGTGGCAAGTATTTCCTCATTCGAGCGTTGACGAGCGACAGGCATTTAAATTACTTGAAAAAGCTTATATAGAAGCAAGGTATAGCAAAGAATATAGAATCAGCAAAGAACAACTACTTTATCTTGTTGAACGAGTCCAGAAGTTACAAAACTTAACAGAGCGGATTTGCCTTGAATATATCCATGCTTCTTCAAATCGGAGGGATCATGTCTAGTAATATAAATGAAGTTAATGTTAAGTTTCTACCAAGGAAAGAAGATGGTTATTGTTGTTTGGCTAATATTCCCGAACTGGTTGGAATTGCTGAAGCAGCAGGTAAAAAATTAATGAACCATATAATGCAAAAATTTTTAGATGGTGAATTATCAAAAGATTTAAAAATTGATTGTCCAAATCTCAAGAGTTGGGTATCTATTCCTAATTCAGAACCTATTATAGTAAATGTTAACGATTATAAACGCGTACTAAAAAAATACACATCTAATCAAAAATGGGAATCTATCGTAGAGACCATTAACGATGATCCTACATCAGAGTTTTACAAACCGTATATAGATCAAAATAAATTAATGATTCATGTTGATGACATCATAGGAGTGCTAAAAGATTGCGGATTAAAAGAAAACGCCAAAAAAATATCGTCTATTCTTGATAAGAAGGCGGCGAAGAAAAAATTAAAACAAAAACGTGATTGGAAAATAATAAGGCTAGAGCAAAAAATTAAAAAAATGAGTCTTGGTGATCATAAAAGTGCCGAAGAAATTCAAAAGTTTGCAAATAAAGATAAAAAAACAAAAGGAGATAGTATTAAAATTAATAAAGAAATAAGTAACTTAAATATTCAAACTATTGCAAATACTATTTCTAAATATTATAGCAAATTAATTAACAAAAGTTATGAAGAACATTTGATTAACAATGAAATAAAAGTACAGCATATTATCAATGGTATTGAATCAAGAGAAAAAGAGAAAAAGAATGAAGTTCAAGCTATTGAGCTAAAAGTAACTTACAAGAAAGGCTACTGTTATGACAAGAAAGAAAAGACTCACATGGTTAACAATAACACTCATATTTATGATAGTAATAAGGAATTTATAGATGGTTTGTATAAACGACATGGCACAAAACCAACGATTGAACAAATTTTTGAAGCATTTGATGAAGAATTTATAAAATTCACTGCAAAAGAGGTTAATAGACCTGAATATAGTGTGCGCAGTATAATTTCGAACATACGGGAGAAAAAGCAGTTGACCGAAATAGAAAAGTTAACTAGTGGAGAACAATTATTAGATAAAGTAACCGGATACATAGATGTATTCAGCAGAGATGATTTAATGCAAGCCGTTAAATGTATTCCTGATAAGGAAGTTCAAGAAAAACTGATAGAAGAGGCGTTAGCCGATAAATCTGTAAAAATTTTAAATGAGCAATACAACCGATATAATACAAATTATAAAGATAAAGATAATCCCGGTATAAAGGTAAAAGATATCATTACTCTCGATGATAATTCCGAGTCAAATGAACCAAAAAAATACATACGAATAACTAAATTTGAGTTCTTTGATATTGACTCATAAATATTTTTTTTAATTCTATGTTTTTTTCAAAATTTTGTGCAGCTTTTTTTCCTTATAAAGCTGATCACATTGCGGTTTCCAACACTTCTTAAAAATTGAAAATATTTTTTCTTGCAAAAGTTTTTGTGCGAATTTTAGTCTTCTAACCCTTATAAAGCCAAGGGAATATAAAATCATTGTTTTAAATTCGTCGATTTTACTTGTGCAAGTACTCATGGTTTTATAGCGCCTAACTGGTTTTTCCAGAGTTTAAACAAACTTTAATTAGGACAAAGAACATGAATAATAATTATTACCACCTACTTCCCGATACAGGTTTTGTTCGTCTTTCAACTATTTTGAAAATTATTCCCGTGGGTAAAACTACGTGGTACGAGGGGATAAAGACAGGACGTTTTCCAAAATCGGTTAGGTTAGGCAAAAGAATCACCGCTTGGCGTGTTGAGGATATCCGCAACCTTATAAACAGCAAAGAAGAAGAAGGAGGGAATTATGGAACTAATAATTAATCCAGAATTTCAAAATCTTATTCCACCTCTAAGTAGTGAGGAATTAAGCTTGTTAGAAGTTAGCCTTAAGTATGAAGGTTGCCGTGATCCGCTGGTAGTATGGCACAATACTATAATAGACGGACACCATAGATATGCTATTTGCATTAAGCACGGCATAAGCTTCAATACAATAGAAAGGGAGGAGTTAGAAACCGAACTAGACGTAAAGCTCTGGATGATTAACAACCAATTTAGCAGAAGGAACTTGCCAACAGAAACTAGACTTGCTCTTGCATATAGGTTCAAGGAGTTTGAGGCGGAAAAAGCTAAGGAAAGACAAGTAGCTGGGATTAAAATTGAGCAACCTCAAGAACAAGATACCTTAGCGCACCAGTGCGCTAAGGTTGAAAGCAATCCAGAACTGAATTTAGAAATTAATAAAGGCAAGACTTTAGACATTATTGCTCAGAAAGCAGGTGTTAGTACTAGAACCGCCGAACAATACGATGCAATCCAGCGAAAAGGTACTGAGGAGCAAAAAGCCGAAGTTGCCGAGGGCAAGTCAAGTATTAAGAAAGTCTATACCAAAATTCAAAAAGCTGAGCGTCTGGAAAAGAATAAGGCAGCAGAATGGCCAAAAGGTAAGTACCGAGTTATATACGCCGACCCTCCATGGCAATACGGAGATGAGAGATCAGGAGGTAACCACGGCGGAGCAGTAGACCATTATAATACGATGGGCATAAATGAACTAAAAAATATGCCCATAGCTTCTTTAGCTGAGGATAATGCTGTTTTATTTCTATGGGCTACCGCTCCCCTGCTACCCGAGGCACTAGAGCTAATAAATGCCTGGGGCTTCAAGTATAAGACTAATTTTATATGGGATAAAGTTAAACATAATATGGGGCATTACAATTCGGTTCGCCATGAATTGTTATTAATAGCTACTAAGGGAAGCTGCACGCCTGATAATGTTCAATTATTTGACTCTGTCCAAAGTATTGAAAGAACGGATCGTCATTCAGAAAAGCCAGAAGAATTCAGGAAGATAATTGACACGCTATACACCTACGGCAACAAGCTTGAAATGTTTGCTCGGAAGCAAGTGGAAGGTTGGGAGGTGTTCGGTAATGAGCTTTAATTACAAACAGAATTACCAGATGCAACTTGATGAGGGGCAAGAGTTTCAGGATCATTGTGCTTATTGGCTACAAAAGACACTGAATATCGGAATAGTAAATTTTCAGACAAAAGAATACCAATATAAGTTTGGTGAAAATATGCAGGGAATAGAGTTTAAGCTAGATAAAGTCTTTCAAACCACTGGTAACTTGTGGATAGAAACTGCTGAAAGAAACGACCCTAAAATTCCATATTCGAGTAGTGGAATATTTAGGAAAGACAACTCATGGCTATATTGTATAGGTAATTATGACGTTCTCTATATATTTCAGACAAATATACTTATTGGTATATGCCGGTCTGAACGTTATCCGATCATAGAAAATAATGTAATGACTTCAAAGGGTTTTTTATTACCTAAAGACGCTGCCGATAAATATGGCAAAAAAATAGCAACGAAGAGTGTAGTTAATGAAACTGTGGAGGGGAAAAGTGAGTAAGGCATTAAACAGCTCTGTAGCTAAAGTAGTTATTGCCATAAGCCAAAACGAACTCCTATTACCTCCGCCTAAGTCGATTATCAAGGAGATAATCGAAGCAGATGCAAGGGTTTCTTTAGTAGATGCAATGCTGTTTACCAAGGAAGCGTCCGCCAAGTTTAAGAAAGGCAGTGAAAATTTTATCAACCAATTAATAGAGCAAAAACAATGACTAAATGGAATAACTTTAACGATGCAGAAGACCAGATGTCTTACGAATTAATACCTAATAAAACAATAGCAAAGGTTGGGCTATTACTTAAAAAAGGCAACCATATAACCGATGAATTTACTGATGGCTATGCAACACTTAGTAAAGCAGGAACTAGTATATATTTAGCCTGCGAGTTTGTAGTCCTAAGCAGTCAGTATGAGAATAGAAAGGTCTGGAGCAATATCGGTCTTTATAGTGATAATTCACCAAAATTCGCTCAAATAGGCAGAACTATGATCAAGTCAATACTTAACTCTGCTCACGGCTTGCATTCAAAAGACAAATCACCAAAGGCGGAAAAACAGAGACAGATTAAGAGCTTTGCCGATTTAGATAACCTTATATGCCTAGCGGAGATTACCATTAATGACAAAGGTTATAAACCTCGTAACGAGATCAAGACTATAATTACGCCCGATCATGCCAGATATAGCGAGTTTATGGACGAGAGAAGCGGAAAGTTTCCGATTAGTTATGGTTCAACGAGTAATAGACAAAGTACCGGTGAGCTTATTAGTGATGAAATACCATTTTAAAGAGGTTTCTTATGAGTCAGGAAATACAGCAGAATATAACCAATCTATACAACCTTATTGACGATTTGGATAATACTAGAGATTTGCTTGAGATCCGTTATTGGCTCTTAAATAGCAATCTTGGGGAAAACAATAATTATTTGACGGCTAGGTTCAACATAGAAAAGCAAAGGCCTATAGTTACCGAGCATTTAACTCGGCTATCGGAAGCGGTAGATGATCTTGAGATATATGTTCACCGATGCAAGGAGCTAGTTTTAGTAGAACGCGAAAAAGACCCTAAATTCGCTAAAGCATATGATAAATATTACGAAAAAACTCCAGAGGTAAAATACAAAGCGTTTCCCCCGATAATGAGCCGTTAGTAGTGTCCTAGCAAAAGCGAAAAAACATTAAAAAAATCTAGACTCGAGAATGTATGCTAATATTATTTTTAAGGACTCTACCTCTTCTGCAAGGCGGCAGAAGAGAGTAGTGCCGACAAAGCCATTAAAAATGACTAACCACGATGAGATACACAGGAATAACTACAAGACCCAACAAGTTTTTTAGTTATTTCTTAGATATCATTATAGCATACTTTAAGGGAAGTGGAGATTTTTTTGCTTTCCTGACCTAATAAAATAATTAGCAATCATTCTTTAGTCGCAATTTAATGGCTTTTAAGTTATCCAAATAAATTAATACAACATATTTTTCTTACAAAATAATATCTCCAGTGGTATTAATGTAAAAATTTTATAATAGAAAGCTAAATATTAATTATATGATTACTAACACCAATAATTTAGATAAATATCAGTTAAAAAAATTATTGGAATATAGCGGAATAAGGATAGTTAAAGATCATGGGAATTATTATCAAATAACATGTCCTAATTGCAAAGAACCGGAAGCATTTATTGAGTATTTAGGAGAAAAACGCTGGATACAGTGTAATAGACAAAATAACTGTTCTAAAGGCGGTAAAGCTTACAATAAAAAAATATGGGATTTTATTGCAGAAGCCCAAGGATTGGAAGAAAATGATAACTCTAAAATAGTTCAGTATATAAATGAAACTTTAGAAAAACCTGATCTAGAAAACGATATAATTCCTAAAGAAGAAATAGCTACACTTGAGATCACAACAGAAGACTTAAAATTTTTACAGTATTGTGAGGAAATATTTAAACAAAATATAAATCAAAATAGTGAAACTGCTAATTTTGTTAAAAAATATTTAGAAGAAGAGCGAGGTTATAATCAGGATATAATCCGAACATTTGAAATAGGACTTCTTCCTTCAGAACAGGAGCTGATAAATACCTTAATTGATAGTTATCAATACAAGGAAGAACAAGCAAAATATCATATTAATAAATTGCTAGGTGTTACGAACCATAATGATAACACTACACATGAATTTGCAAAAAACAACATAACAATTGCATGGAAAGATACAAAAGGGACTGTGCAAGGATTCTCATTGAGGAAACCTACTAGTAAAAAGGTTGCCAATAAGTATATGAGTAGTAAAGGTTTACAGAAATCCAAACTACTCTTCAATTTACATCACTACAAAATAGAAAGTAATAAAAAACTGGTTATAGTAGAGGGTCAGTTTGATGCACTTGCAGCAATGTATCTTTCTACAGAAGAAATCCAAGCAAAATATCACTTTGTAGCATCAGGCGGCAAATCAGTGAGTAAAGAACAAGCATCTCTGATAAAGAACCAAGGGATACAAGAAATTATATTATTAATAGATAACGATGAAGCCGGAGAGAATTATACAACTAGCGTTAATAACTTAGCGGGCTATGGAATAGAGGTCTGCGTTGCGAGGCAGACTAAAAATAGTGAATTTAAAGATATAGATGAGCTCTTAAGAAGTAATCCGAAGGAAAATAACTTTATGGAAATATTGGAGAATGTAAAACCTGAAGGATTGATGTTGAACAAACAAAGTAACGATTTAGAAAGTAAAAAAGATGAGATCATAAGAGACGTTGCAAAGTCTTTATCCGAGGGAGAAGAGATTGATACCTATAATCTTCAAAAAATACAAATAGAGAAACAAACTCAAAATACGACAAATCTCCTCCAAAAGGCTCTAGAGAGCAAAAATATTGTTAATATTATAAAATATTCAGAGGAATATAATGAAAAAGTATATGGAGATTTAATATACGATCAACCTTATTCTTTTGGTGATTATCAACAAGATATGACCAAGAAAATTGAAGGTTACAAAACAGGTTTTAAAGAATTGGATAATTTTGTTGCAATAGAGCCCGGTACTCTAACGATAGTAGCAGGTAGACCTTCGCACGGCAAAACTACCATGATGCTTAACATGTATAGGAATATGATAAGTGCTAATGAAGACAAATCATTTCTTTTTTACAGTTATGAGGAACACCGCCAGGATATTATTAATAAAATAATTATTTCTTTAGCTAAGTTAGAATATATGACGAACGAAATGTTTGAAAAACTTAGGGATAGAAATGTAATAGCAAAAAAGGATAAAAACGTATTAGTAGATGAAATATTACCTCAACAAACATATTGGCAAGCTCTAAAACATCAAATACTTCATTATTTTAAATATGGTCCTCCGGAAAAGCACACTCCTATAACTCTTGCTATTTCAGAAGTAATAAAATGGATGAAAGAGGGTAGGTTATGTGTGATGGGTAAAAAATCCAGTGTTGAAAAATTAAGTCTTGGGTTAATAGATAAAGCAGTGGAGTATATGGATTCAAATAAATTCAAACCCTTAGGATGTGCATATATAGACTATACACAAAAACTTAATACAGAAAAAAACCGAACTAATCGTCAGCAGGAAATTCAAGTAATATGTGAGACATTACTTAATACGACACTAAATAAAAGGTTTCACTCTCCGTTAATTTTAGGTGCGCAGGTTAATAGAATGGTTTACTCACTAGCAACACTTACGGCGGATAAAATGCGGGAGGGAGGGGACATAGAGCAAGATGCAAATTTAATACTTGGGATATGGGATTTGCAACAGTCTAAGCAAGAACAAATTTTATTATTGTTAGAAGAATATGAGAAAAAGAAGCTTAAACATAAAGCTGAAGATAAAAAGAAGGAATTATCTGATCTAGAGCAAGCTATACGTAATCTTGAAGAAGAATTAAAGGAACCCAAAAACCACGATAGTGAAACAAAAACAATTAAAATTCTAAAAAGTCGTAATGGTGCAAAATCTCAGGCAGATTTACAATCCTACTCCTCAGAGTTTTTACTGCAAGAAAAACAGGAAATAAATACAAGTGATGATACATTTGAGTGAGATATAAAGTAAATATGAAAAAAAGTATTCAAATACTTAAGGAACTCACTATACCTTATGAGTATGATAATAATGAAGAGCAGATAGAATGGTTTAAATCTAATATTTATTTAATAGATACTATAATTCAAGAAATTGAAGCCTTAGGGCCAAATCATGATGTAGATATAGGAGAGATAAATATAAAGAGAGTAATAGATTTTTCAATCTCTATTACAAGTATTTTGTCCAAAAGTAAAGCTATACATAATTTAAATATAATATTCCTAGAGAGCGGTTTATCGAATCAAGCAAAAACCATCCATAAGGCACAATTAGCAAAAGTAAAAATTTTATATTTAGAGGTTATAGAGTTTTTAGAGGGTAAAAAAAAAGTAATAAATAACCCTGAAAACATTCCCATACCAAATCATATAATAAAAGCTATGACCAAGCAGCAGAAAGGCATAATTGGTGATATTAAGGAGAAAACAGAGAGGGAAACATTTATTAAAACTTTAGAAAATACAATTCGAAAAGATTATAAAGAATTACCTGATATAGCAAAACAGGAAATCTCAAAAATAGATAATAAGTATGAAATAAGTAAATATTTAGGTTCAAGCTTTAAAAGCAATGAGATATTAACAATTAGGTCTTTATTAGTGATATTAAACAGAAAACTAAAATCAGGGAATATTACGGATCCCGATAAAAATGATATATATATCCCTTGGAAAGAAATATATGAAGAATGCGGTATACCTAAAGCTGTAAATGGAGGTTACGAACCAAGGCTGGTTCAACCGATAAAAGAAGCGATATTATCTAAAGAGGGAAATTTAGCTAAAAAAAGATGGGTAAAAGATGAAGTTAGTGAAAAAGTAATTATGACTTCCTTTTTATTGGAGGTGAAACCATTAGAAAATAAGGTAGGATTACGATTCTCTAGTTTTCTATTTTCCGATAAGAAAAAGCTGGAAAAATCTACAATGATAGATAATAAAGGTTTTGTAAGATTTAGAAAAGTAAATAGAACTGATATTGGGTTGAAATTATTCTTGTATTTAGAAAGGTACATATCGCAGCAAGATTCGATCAAAAAACTAGATTTGACCAAAATAATAAACATTTGTCATTTACATGATAATTACTTAAAAAAGAAAAAAAGGACTATTGATGATATAGAAAGAGCTTTTGATGATATGGTAAGTCAGCAGACCATATTAAGTAGCTGGAAGAAACAAGAAGGCATAAATGGGCAACAGCAATATGAGTTTGTAAATTTGCGTTATAAAAAAACGGAACATAAAATACCCCAAGAAAAACAGATAAATTTAGGCAAGATAATCAATATAACAACTAAAAAAGTAACTAAAAAACTTAATAAAAATAAAAAAAGTTAACATTCTATTAATTATAGACTTTTGAGACAACCCATGAAGTTTTGGTGAAGAACCCATGAAGTTTTGGTGAAAATCACCCTTCAACCCCTTATAAGGACTGGTGTTCAAATTCTTATAATATTTATAATTATATAATATTATAACGTAGCTCCCTTTTTCTCGCATAGCTTCAAAAGGTCGCTTTTCCTAGTAAGAAGAGAAGAGACCATTTTGTTATTATTAACCCCAACTGTAGCACCTTATAAGGGTTTATGGTATAATTGCGTTACCAAATTACCCTTAAGTAGTATATGGCCACAAATTTATTTATTGATACTGAATGCTATCCTAATTATTTCTTGCTAATGCTCAAACTACCTGATGGTAAGAAGAGATATTTTGAATTGGATGAAACCCATAAATTGGATACAGAGACGATTGCTAAGTTTTTTAAAGAAAGACTGACGATTGGATTCAACTCTCTCATGTATGATATACCTATGATTCTATATGCTCTTAGGGGAAAGAACAATGCAGAACTAAAAGAGTTGTCCGATAGATTGATAAGTAAAGAAGAGAAATCTTTTGATGTTATAAGTAAGCTTAGTTTGTGGTGTCCTAGTTATTTTGATCATATAGATATTTTTAAAATTGCTCCCGGTAAAGCTAGTTTAAAAATGTACGGAGGAAGAATACATGCACCGTTTTTACAGGATTTACCTTATGATCCAAGTAAAGCAGTAACTGAAGAACAAAAGGAGGAGTTAAAAAAATACTGTTCAAACGATATAGATTTAACCATAAAACTTTTCAACTCTTTAGAAGAGCAATTGTTAATACGTCTTAATATTAATAAAGAATACAATATTGATGTACGTAGTAAAGGCGATGCTGGTATAGCAGAGATGTTAATGTTTAAATCTTTAGGCATATTAAAAATGAATATTTACGTCCCTGATAGTTATAAATTCCAGTATAGTCCGCCTAGCTATCTGGCTTTTAAAAGCGAAGAATTGCAAGAATTGGTAGCTACGATATCAGGATTAACTTTTAAGGGAATAAAAGGAGAAAGAAATTTCAAGGATGGAATACCCGGTGAAATTAATATTAATGGAAAGAGTTATAGTTTTGGTATAGGGGGCCTCCATTCCCAGGAAAAACACAGATCAATAATTTGTCAAGATGACGAGCTACTGATAGATGTGGACGTAACTGGTCATTATCCAAAAATGATTATAGATAATAAGTGGTGTCCCGAGCATTTAGATAAAGATAAATTTAATACTCTAATTAGTAATTTCTATAACGATAGGGTGGTAGCTAAGAGGGAGGGCAAAAAAGCAAAATCGGATACGTATAAAATTATACTTAATAGCGTTTACGGCAAGTTTGGAGACGAGTATTCGTTTTTATATTCACCAAAATGTATGCTTCACACGACATTAACAGGTCAGCTTAGTTTGTTAATGCTGATAGAAATGCTGGAAGAATGCGGGTTAAATGTAGTGAGTGCAAATACAGATGGTATTCTTGTTTATATCGTGAAAGCTGATTATCAATTATTTCAGTCTGTCTGTGAGGACTGGCAAGAGATATCTAATTTGAATTTAGAAGAAACAAAATACAAGGCTTTGTACAATGAGAGCGTTAATTCCTACATAGCCGTAAAAGAAGACGGCAGTTTAAAACGTAAGGGTTCGTTTGTAGAGGGTGATCTAGCTCACAACCCTACAATAAAAGTATGTATGGATGCTGTAATAGATTATATCCTTAAAGGGAAGCCCGTAGAAGATACCATTTTAAACTATGATACTAACCCTAGAAACTTCCTGATGGTAAGAAAAGTAGTGTCTGGCGGTTATTGGAGAGAACAATATTTAGGAAAAATAGTAAGGTGGTACTGGTCAACTAAAGGAGATCCTATATATCGGAGGCTAGAGACTATGGAGCTTAAAAAAGACGGAACTCCTAAAAACGATCCTAAAGTAGCAGATAGTGATGATGCCTTTCCTATAATGGATTTGAGAGAAGGCCTAGTAAATATCAATTATGAAAAATATATCAATGAAGCCTATACAATGTTAAAGAACCTTGGCGTAAATACCTCCGTTTGAGGTTAAAATACCCTAAATTTCAGTTTAATTTTTCCTCTTAATATTTTTGTATATAAAACTGCTAAAAAGCTTATATTCTAGCGGTTTTTTTAGGCATAAATATTTGTGTTTACAGGTAAAAAATGGTATAATTTTAATTAATTTCAGGAGGTTTGTTATGCAATTTGTAAAAGGTCAGTCCGGTAATGTGAAAGGAAGACCTAAAACTACCGATAAGAGCTTAAGTGAAGCTGTACTAAAAGATCGCTTGAAGGCATATAAGTTCGTTCAAAAAGCAATGAAGCAAGGAGAGCCTTGGGCGCATGAGTTATATTTTAAAGCTTTGCTTCCAGCTGCAAAAGAAGTTGTTAATTATAATTAAGTAATATAGGTCATATATATGGATCAAGACACAATTGAAATTACCGGTAAAGGCGAAGAAAATAAGACATTAATGCTCAGATTTGTAAACCGTGGCATGCTCGCTGAAACTTTTGATAGAGAACTTACTATAATGGAAGAAATAGACAAGTTAAAAGGTGAGGAGTCTGACGAAAAGCTAGATAAGTTATTATCCGAGTTTACTGAAGCCGTTAAATTAAGGAAACGCCTTGAAAAGCGGTATGATAAGTTTTTAAAAGAATCAACATCATAAATATTATGAGTAAAAAAATAACACTGGATGAAGCCCAAATAGCTCAAGTAGAAGCATTGTCAGCTTACTTACCGATAAATAGAATTGCTGATTATTTTGGTTTTTCAGAGAAAACCTTTCATGAAATCAAGAAACGCCAACCGGAAGTACTTACAGCCTATAACAGAGGGGTAGCAAAAGCTTGCAGCTATGTTGGTAGTATGCTTATGGGGTTTATCAGAGAAAAAGAAAATACTGCAAGTAAATTGCAAGCAATTACCTTCTACCTTAAGACAAAAGCCAGTTGGGGCAGTGAAAATAAAAATGATAATGAGTCTGTTTGTTTGACGTTTTCGGGTGAACAAACGCCTGCGGAAATACTTAATATTGGCTTTAAAGCACTTCAGGAAGGTAAAATAGACTTTGCCCAGATGCAGCAGATAGGGAATTTAGCCATCACCAAAATGAACATAGAAAGCCGTACTCAGGCAGACAAAGCGGTATCGGAGCAGATAAGCATTGATGAAGCCAAGGCATTTGCAATAGAACTGGATCAAACCCTACAGAAATTGGATATGTTAGAACAACATATTAACAAAGGTGGAAATGCCTAACAAACGTGGGGCTAAATACAATTATCGGTATTAACACTTAAAATTATACTCCCGAGGAGATACAGAAGCTTTTAAATAGCTTTCTTAAATGGAAGAATTTGTGCCGGGGTATTTATTGAAATTTCAAAGTGATCTTGCGAAACTGAAAAAGTAATGATGTCCAACTTTTTTAATACTTCTAAAGCCTTTCTTATTCTTTGGGGTGTTTCGTTAAAAGTCTCTAACAATAAATCCTTGTGGATGGGAAGGAGGCTATTAAATGCGACCTCACTATTTAAAGATTGGAGATGATCTATTAGCAAGATAACCTCACTTAACAAGTAACCGGCTAAATAACCGTATTCCTTATTTTTTTCAGCCATGCCCGTGATAAGATCAATTATAATTCGATGTGATTCCTTACCTATATATTCTTCCTCTAATAGCGAGGTTATCTCTTTATGCAAAAATATCCCACCTTCATTCTGGCCATCAAAACAAAAGTCTCCCTCAATGTATCCGTCCTTATCAGCTGAGGTTTCGTATAGATCGCCTAATATAGCCATGCTTGTTATTTTTTTATAATCAGGACGTTTTTGCTTGTGATCTAGAAGCGAGTAGTACCAATGGAGAGGTACAAATATAATCTCAGGTTCGTAATTAATATCTTCTTTGCTCATCTTTTTGCTTGGGTTAACTAATTATATAAAACCAGTTCTAGTTTAGTTTTAAGTTAGTTATGTTTTATATTTAGTTCGGTTTCCAGTGCTTTAACAAGAAGCTTCCTTGATGTATATCTCTGCGATCTATCCAAATTTTTAGCTAATTGTTGCAA